AACTTCAGTAGATTTGATACCATAAGATAAAGATTTTAATATAGATTTCTCGTCTAAGGCACCCAAATGGACGCCCAATTCAGGTATATAAGAATGATGACGTTTAAGAAAATCAACATTATAAATACTATCAAGAGGAACGTGTTCACCTACTTTAGAGGGGGGAGTATATATCAATCCATATTCTCTCAATTTCTCGGCCTTCGTAACAGAATCGTAAAAAAATGCAGAAGACTTCACAGATCCACAATCATCATCACCATAAGTGACTTGAGATACAAAGCTCCTAAAGTAACAAAATTTGGTATTAGGAGACAGATCTCTAAAAGCGCACCTCGACAACAAAGAATTGACAATTGAATTGACGTAAACAGTAAGATTTTGTCCAGATGGATTACCTCCCATGAGAGTTAAACAACCTCCAAAAAAATTAACATTGGGAGTAACTACATCCGAAATGGAAGCTTCCATAATTTTTAAATCTCTTTGGGAATAACCAACCTTAGATGCAAGGTAAACTAAACCTTTCATAGCTGAAGTAGTGACTGATAAAGGTAACTGCTGATCCCAGCCAGAATAATCACCCGCCACTATCCTATCAGCACCATATTTGCACACATGAGACATCAATTCTTCCCACTCGGGACTAACAGAATTTATCCCAACTGCGCATTCAGAATCTATGGGCATTTCGGAGAGTAAACGAACAATAGGTAGGAAGTATTTACGCAAAAATAACTTAAGTTCAATAGGAGCACCAAAGAAAACGCGTACTTTATCGCTTCCTATAGTTTTTGGTTCATCTTTCAAATGAGCTGTAAAAATAGAATGGCATCTCCTACCTTCAAAATATTCCTGCTCCATCTCACTAACTCTCTCCCATATAGGCTTGTAATCGGAAAGAAATTCGCGCTGGGACTCGATGTTGGCTATACAATCCTCCATAGGCCCGGAAAAAGGGTAGCCCATAGAAGACTTGACCTTCATCTGATCAATGAAACGCACACCTGGTATGCCATTTAAATTTTCAACGTTAGTCAATGGTTTTATATGCAACAATTTCCCAGTGGAATAAAAATCCCCAAACTTTTTACCTAAAGGTAAAAAATAATCATTCCAAGCCCATTCCAAAGTGGAGACACTTGGTCCGATTCCTGGTGTGGCAAATTTTTCCAAATTTTTCGAAAAATGGTACCACTTAGGAGGCCTATTCATATTTGGCGGTCCATGCCTTATCGGTTCATTCAAATATGTAAAAAGCTCATCAGCATATTTGCGTTTCACAACAGACGTCTTATACTTATGTGTAGGTCCAATGCAACCATGATATAAAATAGAATTCCTAGTAGAAACAAAATTTATCGGATGATCAGGAGCTAAAGTAGGAGATAAAGGTTTAGCTTTATAGGCTTTTGTTCCTTCACAATACTGATTGTTCAAAAAACCTTCACTGCCAACGTGGGCAACTAAGGGTAAGCTGGATAGCCTAGAAATAGCTTCAACTAAATAACCTTGTAAGCAAAGTCCTGCGCACCCCCTAGGTGTGGAGGAAACTCCACCAAGATGAAACCCAACAATGCTTGTAGGTCTAGTATCGGAAATCCAAACTCCCATACACATCCCCGGAAAAGTCTCTACGTTTTTGTCTAAAACATAGTGAAATCCTTCATAAGACACAGCAGGAATAGATCCCAATCCATTAACGTTTACTTTGTCCGGTGTTATCCTGGCTGTAGCAACTGATCTAACACCTGTGGAGTGAGCGTAAACCATTTGAGAGGCAAAAGACCTCTGAGGTGGAGTGACAACGAAATGGGACACCAAATCAGCCTGGGGGACTCCATAAGGTAAGTAGCATAACGCCAAATCTGTGTCAGGTAACAAAGTAACATATTTCCTGTCAAAATGTAAAACGGTCTCACGCAACTCAGTATCCTCAGTATCACGAGTGCAAACCAAAGTAATTTTATTGGCATTGTGGACTTCCATCAGCTTAATATAATGGCCTGGGACAAGGCAAAAATTACTCTTGATGAAAAAACAATTTACGTATCTCCTTTTACCATCATTAGATAAAAAATAAATAATATGTAAATTTTTCCTAACTCTAGAAACCAATTGGTCAGATACCATAGTTCTGCACCCAGTAGGATGAATAGGTATAAGATTAGTAGACACCCACGGGTTAACTCTGGTTGAATTGGAATTAACTTCCTCAACAGATAAAGGGGTTAAATTGCCTTGGGCATCATAATAAGTTCGGTTAAACTTATCCCGTAAAACGGAAATCATTGGGCGAACAGCATAAGACACCACCCTTCGAGTCAGTTCCATAAAGATGCCGGCAAAGATACCTAACGCTATGGTATGACCCAAAGGATTTTCGGCCCTAAAATTAATATATCTTTTCCTTGCTATCAAATATGTACTATAATAAGAAGCATAAACGTATGTCATATAAGCGGATATAACCGAAAACCACGGTAAAGAAAACGAAAAATATGAAATAAAGTAAGAAAAGAAAAGGTACCTAAAATTAAAAGGCCTAGGTTCAGGCAATTCCGGAGCCGCATCCGCTTGACAAGAATATTCCCTATGATGATATTCAGGCATTAAATGTTTGGATAACATAGAAGGTAATTTAACCATGCGCTTAACCACAGCTTCTTGATCATCAGAGTGTTTTTTTGCCAACTTCAATGTCAAATCATAAATGTCCCTTATAGAGACTGATTTAGAATTGCCAAATTCATCAGGAAAGTAAGGAACTTTTAAAACAGCCGCAGGCCCACCGTTTGATGGTGCTGAGGTAACTCTATATGCCTTAATATTCCAGAAATTGCTCAAGGCAATATTTAATTCTAATGGTTCGTCTATCTCAAGTAAATCCAAAAAAGGAAAATTAACGTCATAAGCGTGGTCTGTGGATAAACAATCTCGCAAAAATAAATACCTAGGAGTATAAAATGAATAAAGTTCAGTTGGCAAATCAGAAGAAGCCAATAAGTCACTATAATAGTTGTGAATATCAAAAGCAACTTCTTGCATCTCTAAATCACTTTTATAAAAAGATTCGTCGATCAAGCCCTCTGCAAGCATATAATAAGAATAAATGTATTTCAGAAACAATTGTTCGTATCTAGCTCTATCAGGGCAAAGTTGAAAAGAAGACGGACTTGAACTATAATTCTTGGCAAACTGAATTTTCACTTCAACAGTCAAGAAAAGATTAAATCTGCGTAAAATAGAAACAGGCTCCATAGAATAAACAGAAGCGAGCAAATCCTCAACATTCGTGGTCACCATGACAACTTTTGGTTCCAAAGGAATTTTTCCCTTAGAAGCTAAATCAGCCATCACGGGATAAGATGGTACATTATTAACGAATTCAATGATTTTCTCGCAAGGAGAAACTTTAACAAAATCCGGTTTAGTGTTTGCCAAATCATCCATAACGATTGCTTCTGTTCCAAATTTGTAAGTGGAAAAAAAATTGTCATTAGGATTATAAATTGTAGAATATTCAGGGTTCGGATCACCTCCTTGTGCTATAATTGCAAGAGTGGAAAGCAACTGAGATATAGAACTTTTTCCTATACTGGAACCACCATGAATGCAAATCGCAAACGGAGCTTTTCGTAACCGACCACACATGGACAGTCTCAACAGCTCAGAATATTGTTTCTCTATAATCTCCCACTTACGTCTAACAATTTCAGCCTCTGTGGTATTAAGCCTTTGAATAGATTTATATTGCTTCTTGTAATACTCAATCAATTCCACTATTTGAGATCTATAATCTCGCTCATCTTCAAAGCCAGAATTTTTCCAATCTAACTCTTTTACAGAGTTCCAAGAAGAAATAAATTTATTGTGCAACTCTGCGTACTTAATTTGTTCACAATTGTCAAACAATAAAGGTTCAAAAGAATGATATTTAAAGCACATATGACCTATCTCAAGAAAGTATTCAACAGACTCCATCAAAACGTCAAAAATATCTGTAATGGTAATATTTGGGGAATAAATTCTCTTAATCATCCCTTCGTTAAAAGCCCTCATGCCTGAAATTTTAAATCTTAACATAGAGGGATCACACATTGTAGTGGAAACGACCACATTGACTATTTTAACTAACAAATGGAAAGCCTTCGAACTGCTTATTCTCTTAAAGTCATTGAATTTACCGGTGAAAAGAGATATAAAAGACCCGAAATCTCCTTCTGATTCCACATGAAAACCATCTGATTGAAAGGACAAATAAGCTCCAATGGAACCTAAAGAAGATTCAATATAAGGCCATATACTGGAAAAGCCTCTCTCACGTAAAAACAAGTAGGTAATCGTGGAAAAACCTAACAAGTTTTTAGTCTGTGAAATAGAAACTAAGTAAGCCACCCAGGTATCCAAATTATCTTTGGAAGGACACAAAGCGCGGTAATACCAAGTCATAGTACTATAAAAATTCGCAGGTATCATATTAGACAGATTGTCTAAAAACACAGCTTCAGCTGAATGATTTTTATTATAATTGTGTCTAAAACGTGCATATCGCATCAAAATAGGACTAGGTAAGACGTAATTAAGTATAGTGGGCCTGGTAGCTCTAAGTAGAGCTAACAATCCGGCCGAACTCCCGAACTTAACACAACTTAAAACATTATTCCAAAGTAAATCTAGCACTCTAGGGGATTCCAATGAATCTTCGTAAGTGTAAAGATCCCAAGCATCTGGGTTAATGTCCATATCGTCGGAAATAGTCGGGGTCCAAGCCGGGGTTAAGCCTACATTATCCTCGCCACCAGAATCATTAAAAAGACCAAAAAAACCAAAATGTGGAAATAGTTGGCGTTTCACTTCATCTAATGGACGGTTAAACCTGCCTTTCTCAGAATTTTTGGAAGAAACCTTCTTTTCATAAAACTTCTTTAAATTCCTCTTTATGGGGGCAGTTAATCTCTTTTGTTTAGTGGTATATTTACTCGTGAAAAAAGCTTTAGGAGTAAATTCACCAGATTGAAAACAGTAATTTTTCAAGGGTCCCAAAATTGGGCTGGCAAGCACATTCCCCCCTGTTTTATACAGGGAAATGTGGACAGTTTTAGATCGTCTCATTGATCTTGACAC